CGAAGGACTTCAAGCCTGCTAATGGAAGGACAAACAGCAGGCTCTGGGTTCTCTCGGGTCGGGCGCCGCGAAGGCGAACCAATCGGCCCGGCCCCCTATCGTTGAGTGATGCGCCAGCCCATTGGGTCGACACGCCACACTCAACGAATCGGGGGCACGAGAGGGAGGCAACAACCTCCCCAAGCTCCAAGAGAGCCACTCCGACCAACCACCTACACCCCTGCACACAAAGTCCGAGGCCATAGGTTTAACGACTCTTCCTCTTCTTCTTCTTACCAACAGCGGGTCGTGCTGGCGTCTTCGACCTCGCCCGCGACACTGAAGCCACAGATCGAGAACGAACCAGCCTCCCACTCGCTGGCGTAACCACTACTTGCGGTGCTGACAGGTCTGAGCGCACAATCTCGCGCACTGCCCTCGCAGCCACTGGGGCCATGACCACACCACGTGCAATCGCACTCACCGTAGGCCAGATCTTCGAAATCGCCGAACCGACCACACCCATCAAAGTCCCGAGCGAGTTGAATGAAGATGGATAGCACGAAGGCATCTCCTGGCAAATCCTGTAATACGCTTCCAGGCACCTCGGAGAGTACCCGGACGGGACCACAGTAAATTGCCGGACAACCGACGTAGCATACACCTCCAACTCTAGCCCGGTATAGTACTTGAGGGTGATCGATGCGGCAGGCGAAAGGCCACGGAACAGGGTGACGGAACACGCAGTGTTGTCAAAGCCCCAGTTATACTGCTTGGCGGCCGTCGCGGGGCCGTCAATCTGGAAGCTGGTGATACCATCAACCACCGCTCCCCACTGACTAAGCCCCGTGATGGCTGGACCCCGAACGCCCATAGCGTAGTTCGCACCTGCTACTTGCCAAATCCCTGTGGGCCCTTCAGGCGGCGTGACGAATGGTTGTGTTGGACCATTCAGGCGATACGGGATATACACCCCGTCTCGCGCTGGTGCCGTGTAGGCCTTGGGAGACATGAGCAGGATCTGGTCTTCGTTAGTGGGCAACAGGAGCGTTGCTCGCTGGTACAGGAGCGGCGAGCCCGATGGCGATGTATGCGTGGTATCGAAGTACGGCGACGTGAGATAATTGGGTACCCGCGCTATCTGACCCGAGAACACAGTCCC